AAGAAGCTGCAAAAATGATTGGTCTTTCAAAACTCCAACAAATGAATTCAGGCAATGCGAATATCTTTGAAATGTTAGGCATGAACCCTGTTAAAAAAGCAGGCGGTGGGCATCCTGGCTTGTCAGACAGTTCAGCTATGGGTACAAGTGGTATGGCAGGCCCTGCTGGTTTAGGAGGGCCTGGTCCTGGTAATCCTGGTTTTGGTCAGCTTGGTGCAGGTAATTCTTCTAATTCTAATTCTTTTGGAGGAGGTGGTGTAGATAGTAGTATAGGCGTAGATGTTACAAAAGCTGCTGCTACACAGTTCATGGCTAGAAATCCAACTGCAAATTATTTTTCTGATTCTTTTAATACAGCTTTTGCTCTTAGTCAAATAGGTAAAAATATGGGTCTGCAAGGCGACATCGATCCTAGAGACGCTAGGGATATTGAGCGAAAAATGGATATCGCTAAAAAGTCAGCTAACATAAAAGGGGAAGACTTTGACGTTAGGCAAGCTTACACAAAGGCTAATACTGGATTTATTGGTAACTTAGTTAATGCCATAGCACCAAAAACTCCTCTAGACTTAATCGGTCTTTTGGCCGGACGTGGAGCACTTGGAAAATACGGGGTGATGGGTAGCAATACGTATAGCGGTATGAAGGTAGGTTTTAAAGCTAAAGGTGTGATGGATGATATTGAAAATAAAGGTCTTAAAGATACCCTTGAGGACTTTGAAAGACAAAGCATGCAACAAAACGCAGCTGGAGGAGCTATTCGCCATATGGCTGGTGGAGGGTCTGTAAATACTCGTGATAGAGTACCAGCTTTGTTAGAGCCAGGAGAGTTCGTAATCCGTCGTCCAATGGCAAAAGCTATTGGAGGACAAGCTTTGAATCAGATGAATTCTACTGGACGTCCTCCTCAAATCAGTGTAAACTTAAACAATTCTGGAGCACCAAAGTCTGTTGATGTTCAGCCTCCTAGAGTTAATGGTGATAAGATTATTTTAGATATAATTACTCGTGATATGCGCAATAACGGGTCAATGAGAAAAGCACTAAGAAGAGGGAAATAATGGCTACTTACCCAAATGATGCAACCACAACAATTACTGCTTTCCCAGTAACTAGTACTATCACATACAGTAGTACAGGCGCTGTTGAAACTGATTTCAATTTGTCTGCGACTGTTTCTCACAGAGGAGAAGTAGGCGCTTTTCTCGATGGTATACTTCAGGCCACAGATAGCTATACTATTTCTAACAGTGGTGCTACTGTTTCTTTTACTGCTCCCCCTAATGCTTCTAATTTAACTTTGCACACTGTTTCTATACCAGCAAAGTTACAACAAACTAGATCTACTTTTACAACTCTTGCTGAAGAATACTCAAATACTGTAGCATCAGTTGTAAATGGTAATTCATATCTTATCAATGGAGAACAAATCGCCTTTGCTTTTCCAGCAGGGTCTCAGGTTTCTAATTTGTCGGAGTTTCAGGTATTTGTATCAGGTGTTTATCAACAAGATACCGCCTACGTCTATCCTTCTACCACTCTAGGCAATGAAGGCATTGACATAGCTGACAACTCTGCTACAAAACTACTAACAAACTTTTTTAGTGCTCTTACCGATGAGTCCGACTCTTCTCATACTGTAACCTTTGTTGGTGGTTCTGCTGCATATGCTACTTATGGAGCAGACAAGTTTGTCACCTTAGACGGAACAGATGACTATTTACAAATACCATCAAGTGATGATTTTAATGTAAATGATCGTTCTTTTACTCTTGATATGTGGGTGCGTCCCGATACAGGCACTTCTATGACTGCAAATCAAACCCTGTTTGCTCGTCATGGAGATGCTACAAACAACTATAATCTTCGTTTAGTAGGAGCTAACTCTAATGTTGGGTTTGTAATCAATCGTGTAGGAGGAGTTACAGAGCTTTATGGAGGTAATGCTAATGGAGGATCTAATTACCATGTAGCAGTTTCTTATGATGCTACTCAAAATAATTTAAAGCTTTATGTGAATAATGTAAAGGTAGCACACACAGGCTATGTAGCAGCGACAGCTACTAGCGGTAATGTGTCTATAGGTGCTAACTCTAATACCACAACTACAGGAGAGTTTTTTAATGGAGACATTTCTTTTGCTCGTATGGCTCACGTAGCTCGTTATCGTGCAGATTCTCATGTACCTATCACTTCCTCCAACGCAATTACAGTTCAATCAGGTGCTCCTCTTGGAGCAGATTTTGCGGGAGATTCTTTATCTATCAGGGTTTTTGATGCTAGTGTAGAAACTTTAGACAGATTTACCTCTATGGCTGATAGAAGACCGGATCGGGGTATTGGTTCTGAAAGAACTTTTGATGTAACTACTTTTACTTCACAGGCTGGTTATGAAAAAAGAAGACTAAAATCAAGACGCTCTAAGCGTTCATACGATATTACTTATACTGCTATTACTGGTGTAGAAAAGACTGCGATTGAGAATTTTTATAATGCTAGAAGTGGAACATTTGAGTCATTCAGTTTTGACTTGTCTCATATAAATGAAAGTGGTATTATTACTACAAGATTCGAAGGACCTTTATCAATCGAACAAAGTTATTCTACAGGATCTAGACTAATAGATAATATTTACACAGTTTCTTTCAAACTTCAAGAGGTTTTTGACTAATGAGTGCTCGCTCCTATGATGTTGTAATCACAGTTGATGATGCTTCTAACTTTACAACTACTAATGTATTGATAGGAAATACCACTGCTACAACAGGAACAATTGCTAATGTCAACCCCACTACTAATGAGCTTAAGGTTAGACTTAATAATCTGCAACAAGAATTTTCTGATTCTGAAGTAGTTCACTCTAACACAGCTATCATGAGCTCAACTTTTGGTGGAGATGGGTATCTTCTTACGTCTAACTTTATAGCAAACGTTATCTCAGGTAACTCAACAACTGCTATAGCCACTATCACAAACATAAGACCGAGCGCATTTAAGGCTGAAAAAAATGCCTTTTCTCAAAACCCTATTGTACGGTTGTATACAATTTACTATCCTGGTGAGTGGTATCCCCCCAATGCTGCTGGTAATCCTACTGAACAAGGAGCTGGTAAGGCTTGGCCTAATGACTTTCCTATACGATTTGCTGAGATTGTCGGAGATCTAACCTCAGATATTTTATATAATGTATCACTAGGAGGCACTTCTTATATTCCATATCCTGTAAATGCTTCTAAAATATCTCAAGGTTCTGAAGGCACAATCGACGAACTTACTCTAGAAGTATTTAATGTTGATAATATTATAACCAGACTAGTAGAGGATCCTTTTTTAGTAGGTAACAATTCCTCAAATTCAGTAACAGCTACTGTAAACGGTGAGTTAGTAAACGGTATCGACCCTAGAACTGTGATTGGAACTACTTCAAACCCTGACGGTTTAAATTATGATGCAGATATAGTAGGGTACTATGGTAGGTCAAATGCCTCTTTTGATAGAACACAGACTATTTCTGTCGGAGGTACTTGGGTAGAGCAGAAAATGGATACTCGCGATTTATTAGGTGGTGTAGTAGAAATTAAAACTACTTTTGCTAATTTTTTAGATACATGGCCTGAATATAGCTCTGTTCAATCTGTTAGATCAAACGTAATTGAGGTGTATAACGCCTTACCTTATCGAGTAGGAGATAATGTAAGGGCTAAAATAGGAACAATTGAAGCTACTATTCAATCAATTGAAGAAAATAGTTTTCTTTTTCTGTCAAATAAACTAGATTCTAATGTCGCAATCGGAGATCCTATTTACATAGTAAATTCTGAAGCTGACTCTGAGTCTTATATTGAAGACAAGTTTAAAATTGATCAGCTAGAAAAACTTAGTGACTCTGTTGCTACTTTTAGTTTGATATCTTGGTTACAGTATTTCAAGCTAGTCACACCTAAACGTAAGTATTATAAAAATACCTGTCAGTGGAAATATAAAGGTGTAGAATGCCAATACCCTGGTCCTGGTGGAGATCCTATTCCCGGAACTACAAACGGTGCTGTAGCGAACGCTAATCCTATAGCGGCTAATAATCAGATTGCTGCAGATGCATCAGGAGATGTTTGTGCTAAATCATTATTAGCTTGCACACTTCGAAACAACCAACTTCATTTTGGAGGCTTTCCTGGCACAGGACGAACAATCCCAAGAGGATAAACGTTGTATATTACCTTGGGTTCATCAGTATGGAGATTTATCAGGTAAGTATGGTTTATGCTGTTTTACTTTAAATCACGATAATAATCTATTCGGAGAAAACCTATCTCCTTTAGAAGCTTTTAACTCTTCTCACATGAAACAAGTAAGACTGGCTATGCTTAATGGAGATTATGTAAAAGATTGTAAAGTTTGTTATGATTGGGAAAGTAATGGTGTTTCAAGCCATAGACAACGGATGAATTCTAAGTTTTCTTCTTATACTAAACTATACAGCAAAACAGAAAAAGATGGCTCTCTAAATACTCCTCCTATATACCTTGATTTTCGCTTTGGTAATCTGTGTAATTTTAAATGTAGAATGTGTGGGTCTTACGCATCTTCTTCATGGGCAAAAGAAGAAAAATACTTAGGCAAACTACATCAAGATGCTCCCAACCATTATGATCATTGGACTTATAATATTAAATTTTGGCAAGACATAGAAAATATAAAAAAATATATTAAGATTATGTATTTTGCTGGAGGTGAACCTTTTGTTCAGGAAGGTCATTATAAAATGTTACAATTTTTAGTAAACTCTGGTTATAGTAACAACATAGAATTATCCTATAATACAAATCTTTCTTATAGTGGTAATTTTAAGGGTTATGATTTAGAAGAGTTGTGGAAATCTTTTAAAAGCATAGAACTCTGGCCTAGTATAGACGGTTTTAATGAACAGGCTGAATATGGTAGAAAAGGTCTTGATATCGAACTTTTTAAGAATAATAGTCTTAAGTTTTCTAATT